TAGAAGCTGAAACAGGTAAAAGCATGTCTAGACCCGGATTAAAGAAATACGTAGATAAGATATATGGAAGATTGGGATAAAAATCCTGAAAAGTACTTGACAAATCCTGATGGGAGCTTTATAATAAAGAAAGATGGTACTCCTAAACTAAAACCGGGAAGACCAAAGAACAGTGAACTTTCAGATTTTAAGTTAGCTTTACAGGCTAAAAAGAAACTTACAAAGAAAAGTCAGAAGGTTAAAAAGCTAACACGAAGTTTAGCAAGAGTTCAAAAAGAACTCAAAGAAGAAGAAAAGGTTTTAACGTCTAATGTTTTAACTGAATCAGAAACTAAAAAGCTTCCTGATCAGATACAACAACATTTAGACACTACAGGTTCTCATGTGGCATTTATGCCTAACGAAGGACCTCAAACAGATTTCTTAGCTGCTTCTGAAAAAGATGTACTTTACGGAGGAGCAGCAGGTGGAGGAAAGAGCTTTGCGATGCTCATAGATCCACTAAGGTATTGTCACTTCTCAGAGCATAGAGCTTTGATACTAAGAAGGTCAATGCCGGAACTGCGAGAGCTTATAGATAAATCTCGTGAACTGTACCCTAAAGCTTTTAAAGGTGCTAAGTTCAAAGAAGTTGAAAAGCTTTGGCAGTTTCCAAGCGGTGCTAAGATCGAGTTTGGATTCTTAGAACGTGATGCGGATGTGTACCGTTATCAAGGACAAGCGTACAGTTGGATTGGCTTTGATGAGATAACACATTTACCAACCGAGTTTGGTTGGAACTATTTAGCTTCACGTCTTAGAACTACGAATCCAGAACTTCCAACGTATTTAAGATGCACCGCCAACCCCGGTGGCGTGGGTGCACACTGGGTTAAGAAAAGATACATAGAGCCTCATGAAGAGAATAAAACTTTTAAAGGCTCAGATGGACTGACAAGAAAGTTCATCCCAGCAAGATTACAGGACAATCCATTTCTTGCTGAAGACGGTGAATATGAAAGGATGCTTCTTTCGTTACCGGCAGTACAAAGAAAACAACTGCTTGAAGGTAACTGGGAAATAAATGAAGGAGCAGCTTTCGCAGAGTTTGACACGTCAATACATGTCATACCACCTTTCGCAATGCCGACATGGTGGGAAAGAACAAAAGGTATTGACTATGGTTATGCTTCTGAATCTTGTTGTCTCTGGGGAGCAATAGACCCTGAAGATAAGACCCTCATCATATACAGAGAGTTATACAGAAAAGGTCTTACAGGTGAGGTGCTCGGAGACACTTTGAACGATATGGAAGCTGACGAAGTCAAGTCTATTACTGGTGTATTAGATACAGCAGCATGGGCAAGGACTGGTTATACTGGTCCTACTATTGGCGAGATGTTAATGTTAAAAGGACATAAACTTCGTAGAGCTGATAAGAACCGTGTAGCTGGTAAAGTTCAATTACATGAGTATTTAAGACCTGACGAAAGAACAGGTAGACCAAGGTTGCAAATTTTTAATACGTGCACAAACCTTATAAAAGAATTGCAAAGTCTACCACTGTCGAAGAGTAATCCAGAAGATGTGGATACTCATTCGCCAGATCATGCTTATGATGCATTAAGGTATTTAATCATGAGCAGACCTAGGTTAGATCATCCTCACGATAGGATGTTAAGAATCAAACAGGACATATACCAGCCTATTGATTCTACATTTGGTTATTAATAACGTATGGCAGAAAACGAAAATACATTTTTAAATGCTAATAATCTTTACGAAGAAGTAGAAGGCGAAGCTGGTAAGACTTTATCTTTAGAATTAGATCAAAAACAAAATCTTGTAGGTATTATTCAATCAAGATTTTACCAAGCTGAAGATGCAAGAAACTTAGATGAAAGACGTTGGCTTAGAGCTTACGAAAACTACAGAGGACTTTACAACAAATCTCTTAAGTTTAGAGACTCTGAAAAATCTAGAGTATTTGTAAAGATTACAAAAACAAAAGTACTTGCTGCTTTTGGACAACTCGTTGATGTTATTTTTGGAACAGGTAAGTTTCCAATTGGTATTCAAGAAACAAGAATACCTGAAGGTGAGTTAGGACAAGCTCACATAGATCAAGGACAGTTAGGACTTGAAACTCCAATGCAAGGTATGGAAATACCTGATGATATTGGAAACAGAATTGACAATCCTTACGATGTTGGTTACGAGGGTGACGGAAGAGTATTAAGACCCGGTGCTACATTTAACAAAGGATTATTTCAAGACTCATTAGAACAACAAGCTGAACAGGCTGGAATGCTTCAAGAAGGATTCAGTCCTGACCCACAGAAGTTTGATTTATCTCCAGCTCAACGTGCAGCTAGAAGAATGGAAAAACTTATCCATGACCAAATAGAAGAATCACACGGTTCTTCAGAAATACGAAATGCTTTATTAGAAGCATCATTACTTGGTACAGGGATTGTCAAAGGTCCTTTTAACTATAACAAAAAACTTAATAAGTGGGATACAG